AATTATTTTTTTAAGCTCATCCACGTCATCCATCAACTCAAGTATCGTTGCATGATGAACCGCAGCCAGTACCCCAGAATCACCAGCCTGCACAGAAAGAACATCACTTACGATCGTGCCGTCAGACAATTCTTTATCGCCTACATTAATTGATGCTTCCGGGTAATCGTCATAAAGACCGTTGGCAAGAACACCAATGCCGAATCTGCCTTCCTGCCCCTTAATGTCAAGATTCCAGGTCGCTGCCGTTATCTTACGCATGGTCGATTTGGGGTTTTCAATGGGCTTCACATTAAGCTTAACGCGGACGTCTGAGGCACCGTTGACCCAGGAGCCAGGGGCGGTCGCATCCCCACTGCCACTAAATCGATACGATGATCCTGAGATCCATAATCCTTGCGCAGAGAGTAATCCGCAATTGATATATGCGTCGGAGACGGGTTGCCCCCACTGGTATCGCGCCTCAATGCTCGCTACAGCCCGGTCCACCCCGGCAATATTATGCACGGAAAGAACTGACGCGCCGTTAATCGTTACACCATTACCGGGTTCAGAAGCTGTCTCGTTTACTGACTTTATTTCTCCGAACGCTGATATCGTTGATGTTATTTTTCCCCCAGCCTTTCCATTAACAGAATTGAGCCGGGAGTCATTGCCCTGACAAAATTGTCCCGCTTTATCGCCAAATGGTTGAGAAAGTCCGGTACCGCCCTGCTCTTTCGGAACAACGCCATCAACCTTATCTGCTTTATTGACCACACTACTGATTAACTTTTTCGCTGATGGACCTGTTGTCTGACTGGTGTCAGGCAGCGTGATCGTTACATCACCGTCAGCGGTGAAAAACTGCTGCCAGTTTTGCTTGTCGTAGTTCAGGCCTCGCAGGGCTTCTGCACTTTGTGCCACCAGCGCCGCGGTAACCATATTCAGCGCCACACGAGGAACCGCTGACCAGGCCGCGCCAGATTGTGTTGGCCCGGTGAAATTACTTACCAGCGTCAATGCTGTACCGCTTTCCACTGATTTAACCGGGAGCGTATAGGGGACGCCGCCGACAGTGACAACAATAAAATCTCCGGCTGCCACCTCGGTGGTAAACGCGGTCCCGTTGCCAGCGACCGCAGCAGAGTTATTCGTCAGGGTTAAGGTTCCTGCTGACATAGTTTTTCCTCAGTACATGTTCGGAAGAATTAGAATGGGCATGGCGATATTTCTGTTACGGGTCATATCCCATGCGCCAGAATAGCGGTCCGCAAACACTTTGTTGTAGGCTGACCTGACGCTACCACCTGACATGACCACGCCTTTGGTTCTGATATTTCCCCATCCACCACTCATACGCACCTGAACGCCGGTATAGACTATCTGGCAGAACCCGCCCCCAATATCCTGAAAGGCATCGGTAATCTGGATTTGCCGGTCATAGACAAAAGGGCGTTTCAGCGTGGAGAACGTGACCTGGCCTGCGGCGTTGGTCATTGTGATACCGTCGCCGCCGACAGGTGCTGTCTGATTGAATATCACCAGGTCAATCGTCGCCGTTCCGGCCACGTCGTCCCGCCCGTAGTAGGAAATATCGCGAACGATGATGTCGCTGCCATTAAACCCCACAGACACATTCGGGTTATCCCATTTACCAAAAGGAATACCACCCACCGGAAGCGGCGCGCTGCCGCTAACCGTAATGCGCCCGGAATAAGCGCAGGTCATCAGGGCGGCCTGGTTGGAGATGGCGGTAAAGTCTGTCGAGTTTGAAATAAACAGCCCTTCGTTATAAGTCGCCGCGGGCAGCAGCTCCATGACGTAGCCTGACCAATCCGGAGTAAGGGCTTTACCACCGATTGTCTCAGCACCAATGATGACCCCGGCGTCCCCGTTTCGGGTGACTCCTGTCATAATGGCCACATCAAATTCAGCGAAGGAATAGATGTAAATGGGATTGGTGGGTACAACGATAGCCAGTGAGCCGGGAACAAGTGGCGTATTGACCGGGTACTGCATTGACTGGGATGACCAGCCCGAGAAGGATGTGCAAAAACTTGGGGCACGCAGCCCTGCAGTAATTGCCATTGCCGGGCGTCCATCATTGTAGTCGATCAGAATTCCTTCAGGCATAGTTCACCTTATGTCCAGCGTCCAACGACAACGCGACCACCTCCCGAGAGATTTACAGTGATCCCGTTGCCGTCAATGCGAGTAACGTTATTCACTCCGTTAAATGCAAACTCACCACTGTCGGCATAGAGTTTTCCATGGAATTCTGGGCTACCAGATTTCGGTAAATTCCATCCACGCCCACCACCACCGGGGACGAAGTTCGCAGACTGAAGTGAGTCGGTAATTTTCGCAAAATCGATGGATGCTTCCTGAATTAATGCGCTGCGAATAAATACCTGCCCGTTATAGACAAAGAATGCAGCCTGCCAGTTACCTGGATTGTTACCGGAGTAAATACCGAACTGATCGGCGGCAAATACAACTGTGGATTTATAGCTGTTTCCTGATGGCTCAATAGACATGCCAAATCCGGTATTGTATTTAACACCGTCTCGCACAATGCCCATATTCAGGGTGTAAGAGGCTTTCGCTGTTCCGTCACTTTTTACTTCAGCCGTCATTTTCTGGTTGACCGCAGAAGTCAGGCTTCCTTCCGGTCCTATTTGAGCCTGTACATAGGTGGATAAATCAGCAAGCCCCTGCTCAGCAGTAGCCACCGTGGTTTTTACGACCAGAATATCAGCGCGTACCTCACCATATTGTTGATACTGATGCTCAACGGAGCCATGATTAGCCAGCGCATTTTCCATAATGCCTTCCAGGTTAGTATCAACCCCGGCCTTAATATTCTGGAACGCGTCAGAGTTCTGAATCTGATCATCTATGATGTCAATCAGCCCGCCCGTGTCCATAGAGCACAACGCCGGAACTTCGATAAAACCAGATGCACCAAAGGCGTTAACCGTTCTGATGTACCAGTAATAGGTATGTCCAACCTGTAGCTGATTGCTTGTCCATGTGGTTCCCATGCCTTCGCGGCTTGCATTCCCTTCCACGGTCGCTGTTGAGGTATCAGGTAGTTTCGTTTCACCTGAAGTCCAGAAATCAAACTGCGTGGAAACATTAGTGATCGCCGCCAGACGCGGGATCAGCGTGACGGCAAAGAAGCCCTGCTCAATATCTACATGGGAAGGTGCTGGCGGGGCTTCAATGCTGAATTCCAGATACCCTTCTGGCGACTCTGCCCCCATCTGGTTTACAGCAATAACGTGGGCTGTGTAGGTATTTTTCGGTAACCCGGTAAGACGCGTGAACGTCCCCGGAACCTGGACTGACATCACCATCTGACCATTGCGGCGAATGACCACTTTGTTGTAGACCACCTGACCGATGTTTTGCCAGGACAGAATGCCCTGCACGACCTGGCCAATTTCTTCCACGGTGTACTTCAGATTCTGCGGCTGCGCCACTCCGCCTGATGGCAACTGGGTGAACGGCGGCCGCTCAATCGGTTTACCAACAGCGTCGCCCCAGACATCTGCGGTTTCCTGCTTCAGCGTCAGTTGCACGCCATTCTGAACGCCGAACTTCCAGTCAGTTACCCGCATCTCAACATTCATGATACCGATAGACGGGAAATTCACCTTCACATACATTCCCGGGCGGTAACGGTACCCGCTCAGGTTTAACGTAACGTTCATGGTTCTGGCGATGCGGGTGCGCTTTAACTTCACATCTGCCAGACGCTGGGCCTGAAATTCAGAGGTCACAAATCGCAGCTTCATATCCTGCGATATTTCCACGCCGTCTTCCGTCACCCATTCACTGACAGACACAGAAGGGAAATCCGCTTCGGTATAGCCTTGCTGCGGATCGACAAATGTCCCCTTGATAGTGTTAACACGTTCCGCCTGAGAGACTTCCGGCATGATTTCGATATCACCGGCCAGCTGGCTCTCAGTGATCACCTCTGTCGCAGGACCATAATAAGCCCCGACCAGAAGGCCATGTTTGCCCGCGGTATACGTTACATCCCCGGCGCATGCTGCCAGCATCCCTTCCAGAATACTGACCTTGTTTTCACTGAGGTCGAACTCACCGTTGATGGTATAGCGCTTCTCAACGGTATTACCGCCAGTAATCACATCCTCATCACAGATATTCGCCGCTTCCTTAAACTGGTCCCAGAGAATATCGGTGTCGGGCACTTTCAGGTAATTGCGGTAATAGTCCAGGATAACCAGCGCCGCATTGTTGCTGTAACCCGCCAACCCGGTACGCGGGTCATAAACGGCACGCCCCTGTTTTTCTACTTTGATGTTAGGGATACCTGCCGGGAATTTTTCAGCGTTGAACTTCAGGGATACGCGTAGCCAGGTGATCCCTTTCCCGATCATGTCTTCTTTCCATGACGGGCAGTTTTCCAGCATGTAAGGGTCCGCCGTCTGGCGGTTGGTGTGCACCTCGAAAAAGGCATGCTCAGGATAGCTACTGATAGGCTCATCACCCAGCCAGACAGTCTGCACACCGGATAACGGGTGCCCCGCCAGAGCAATGGCCAGATGCAACATTTCACCATCATCCTGTTCGCCAGCCTGCTCTTCGGAAAAGAACAGAGTGCCAGCAGATGTGGAACGACCATAAACAACGGTTTTGGCACTGGCCGCTGCGCGCAGAACCTGTTTGCGTTCAGACGTATCACGGTAGGAATTCAGCGATGGGGTCTTGGTCAGCGCCTGAGTGGCAATCTGTGCGGCGACGGTGATAACCATCGCAATGGCATACATTTCATTTGCCGCTGCCACACCTGCGGCAATGGTGGCAACTATAGGAACAGCAGCAGGCATTAACGTACCCTCCAGACACTCAACGGTTTAACCCGCAGACTGACAAGACCAGTTTCGCCAGGCACCCACACAACGCCGGAATACACCACCCCGGCACATCGCGCCCCGGCATTTTCAATCACGGCAATATCCCCACGCTGCGCCAGTTTCACAGGCACCTCGTCGAGATAACGGGCCAACACCTTTTCAAGCGAACCGCCACCGCGCAATATCGCCTTTTTCGCCCCATGCTCACTGTCGTAGGTTCCGCGCCAGCCTGCTGCAAAATCCTCGCCGCACATGGCCTGAGCACAGTCCGCCGCGAACAGGCAGCAGTCATGACTGCCCCATAAAAAAGGCCGCTTTTCAGCGGCCCTTATTACAGTGATTAATCTGTTATGCCAGTCCGGATGCTTCATGCTTCCTCACTTATAGGTAAATCCTGGTGCATCTTTTTTACTGCCCCAGTAAATCGAACGTTCAGACATCTGCGCCACATACCGGAATATGCGGTCGCCGGGATAAGCGGCCTGCTGCGATTCATCGGTATAACGATCGGGGAAAGGACGCTGCCAGTCTTCAAAAATATTACTGATGGTGTACTGCAGGGCGTTCGTCCCGCCAGCGGTCGCCCCCGTACTGGATACCCGCCCTTTAAACAGGAGATCAGCAACATGGACAACACCGTTATCATCCATGGCCACCAGGTAGATTTCGGCATTTCTGCCCACGCATCGCTCATTCAGCGTGGTTGCAAAGAGGGCCATATCCAGACCCGAGAGGGTCATTTTGACCTGCGTGGGGCTGGTCGTGCTGGTTTCACTGGCATCATCAACAGAACCCATGCGGCCCATGCCGTAATAAACATAGCCACCAAGAACCAGCGTTCCTGTACCGGAATGCACATAGACGGTACCGGATTCAAACTGAATATTGGCGGCGATCGCGACTGTCACCCTGTCGCGGGATAACCAGTCCACCATCGAGTCAGAAAAAGGGGAATACAGCATTAAAATGCCTCCTCAAGCTCCAGCGTGTAACTGGTAAAAACACCCGGCACACGGTTACCGGCGCCCTGCTGGTTATCCTTCAGTTTGAAAATGCCGTAGGGTTTCGCAACTTCAATGGCAGCATTAGCAGGTGGTGAGCTACGTAACATCGGCGCAAAGGCAATCATTGCGGTACCGTTCGCCGCGCTCGTCACGTCGGCTGTAACCATCTTCAGTTCATCGTTAACTGTGAAATAATCGCCCTGTCTGAGCACAACTGTTCCCGGCGCCCAGCCCTTGCTTTGAATCTGGGTCCCTGTCTGATTAGCTCCATCAACAACGGGCACGCCCGCTGGCGCTCTGCCACTTCTCCCCCAGTCGCGAACTTTTACCCTGCCATACTCACCATCGAGGGAAGCCACCAGGGCATCAATACGCCTGGATTTTTCGTCCGTCAGGTTATTAAAGGTCAGGGAACATACCCAGCGGGTGCCGGGAAAGCGAGCTGTCTGCGATGAGCCATTGAAGGGGGAACGAAAAGTTTTGGTATTACTCTCCGGTCGCCAGGTCAGCGACGCGGGACAGACATCTTCCGGCCATTCGAGTACAGCCATAGATTCTCCTGCATTATTCTGCGCACGTTGGCGCTACTGATCATTTGTCAGGATGTTACTGATTTACATACCTGGTTATGGTTGTTACTCAGCCCGTCAGTGGTGGGACACTGGCGTTTTCTGATTAGGAGGGATGGCTGATTACCTCTGGATAAGGAAGTTATATGGACGAAGTAAGTGCAAAAGTTCAATTTAATTCAAAAAAAGAAAGCCTGAAGGAAGTCGCTGATGAATTAAATGATATTAAAATGATCCTTCTTAGCGTAGCTTTGAAATTAGACAATGAGGGTCGCCAGCAAATCATTAAGGAGTTATCACAGATTGATTCCCCATCGATTCAGCAATGGGTTGGCAATCTCAAAGGACTGCATCAGTCTTAATTCCTAATTTTAAGGTATAAAAACCATTCGCGGCCTGATTTGTGGCCGCTTCAATAATCTTCGTGACAACATTTTGAGCATGCCCTTTCGCCCGCTGATTGTACCCTTCCAGGGTAAGTTCTGGCGTTAAGTCTTCGCTGTACTGGATAGTAGCTACGGTTGCTTTGCCAATTTTCACCGACACGTTACTACCAATGCGCTGCGTAGATGACATGGCCAAATTTTCTCCGAAAGAAATTCTTACTCCATTTTCTTTCGGAAACCCTACTTTAAATTCAAGTGACTCAATTCGTTGTTCTAAAGTCATAACAGTCTCCCGCCTTTCGGCTTAATGAATATTAATAATGCTTACACGCCAAGTAATCGCCTTGCCTGTCCTCTATTAGAGAAATCCTGAAGCAAATCCTTACGCGCCTGTTTTGCACCATCATTAGCACCCTGTCGTGCAGCTTCCTGCATAGCCTGCTTCAGTGCGGCATCTCCGTTACCGGAAATAGAGAAATGCTGCTGAATAGTTTGCTGGAGCTGAGCACCACCACCGCCAACAGAAGAAACCGTGTCATCCACCATACGAACACCGAGGTTACCGTCAGCAGTACGCGTAAGGGGCATAATAGCTTCAGGACCAGCTTCTCCCATGAGCCCCGCACCTTTGGCGAAAGCAAACATCGTCGGACTGTTCACGACGCCATTACGGAAACGACTAAGATCAGGCGAATCCATTACACCACCCTTGGCGAATTTCAATTGAGATGCCGCACCTGTATAAGCTCCGGACGGTGTTGCACCGCCAGCGGATGCTGCGCCAGCCACTGAACTACCAAACATCCCACCAAGTGAACCAAACCAACCGCTATCACCAGCAGATTTAAGCGTGTTGACCATAATTGCCCTGAGCAAGACTTTCTGCAGCTCATTCAACACACTGTTCGCCCAACTTGCCCAGTCAGCTTTATTACCACTGAGGGCATCAGCCATGTTATCCACCAGGCCATCAAGGGTGTTACCGACTAAATCTGATACCTGAGTGTAATAATCGCTGGAAGTATCTACCCAGTTAGCCAGACCATTCTGAGCCCCTGCCAGCCAGTTTCCCTGTAACTCATCCAGTTGGTCATAATGAGAACGGTATTTATCGAGTCGCTCAGCAAGCGCTTTGTCCAGTTCCTGGTTATAACGGTCATAATCCTCTTGGCTACGAATATCTCCGCTCTGATACCGCCGTTGCAAATCCTCTCGCTTCTCCAGAAATTCGCGTTCAATGCTGAGTTGCTCACGCATCCTTTCGCGGGCTTTATCACCGAGTCCTGCGCCAATGACATCTGCATCAAGAGAAGCCGCTGAATTCGCATTTTCACGCTGAAGGTTCGATACGTATTCAGCCAGTTTTAGATTTTCCTCGTTTGCCTTTTTTACGGAATTTAGGCGATCAACCTCTGTAGCCAGTTGTTCAAGGCGTTGCTTCTGTGTTTCATTAAGTCCATTTAGCTTTCCGTCAGCGATATCAAATTGTAGTTTTTGCTGTTCAGTAACTTCTGCGCTTTTCTTTCCAGTGGTGTCGATGAGAGCAATCTGACGGAGGTAACTTGTCTCCATTGATTTAAAAGCTGATTCAATTTTTTTTGCTGAAGTATCAGTTTTTAATTTCCCGTTTGATTCTCCTGCGTCAAGACCATAATCTGTTTTAGATGAAGAATAATTACCTATGGTTGCTGGATATAGAGGTAGGTTATTTCCTGCTTTAAGGATTGCTCGGCGGCGTTCAAGCTCTGATCGTTCAGCCCGTTTCCTTTCCACATCCATTCCTAATCTGTTGAAATCTGCAAGAAAACCTTCGTCATTTAAATCTGCATCAAGGTTTCTTATGCGACGATCAATTTCCTCTATAGATGCATTCTCCCCTACTGCCTGTCCCCCTTTGTAAAGATCGATGAGTTTTCCTGCTTCCGCTCCAACCTTAACAAGCCAGGTAGCGAGGTCGACCACGCCACTAACAAGGTTGGTGATACCTTTGATAACTTCATGGTCTTTAAATACATCACCCATGTCGCTAATTGATTTCTGCAGGTTAGAAAGGTCAACCTTTGCTAATCCAGCTGATAATTCAATCTTAACCCCTTTAACTTGGTTTTCCATATCCTCAAAGATTGAATTAACTTTTACGAGACTTTCTATATCGGTATCATCTGGTGCTACGCCAAATTCTTTCGCAGCCTTAATATATTTTTGTAATTTATCACCGCCCTGATCAAGCAAAGGAAGCAACTTAGAGAGATCGTTACCCAAGCTTTCAAGAATAGTAGTCTTTTCAGCGTTTGTTTTAATCTTGCTTAGCGCATCACTTATGGCTAAAAGTTGCTTATCCGGCGATTCACTCGATAATTTTTTAGCTGATAAACCGAGTGCATCCAATGCATCTACTGCCTCACCTGATTTATTCAGTACCGAGTCACCAATTTTATCTCCGATATCTTTAAAAATATCAGCCATTTGATCGCCTGAAACACCTGCTTTTTCTGCAGCATACTGCCAAGCAAGTAATGATTGAGTAGACATGTTGAGCGACTTAGCCCAACGGTCAGACTCAGTAATTTGCCTGGAGGTGTTTTTTAACAGGTTGTATCCAGCCACACCTACGCCAATAGCAGCGGCGCTTGCTGCAGTTGCTGCCCCTGTGAATGCAACAGCTACAGATTTTGCATCCTCTTGAACCTGTTTTCGCCATTTCTGCGATGCCCTTTCAGCCTGGCTTAGGCCGCCAACAAAGCCGCCAACTTTGGCAATTAAGTCTATCGTTAATGTACCTAATGATTTACTTGCCACGCTGTCCTCCAGGTAAAAAAAAGCCCCGCAAAGCGAGGCATTTTAATGCTTATTAAATAGTGTAAATATTACTTTTATTTTTTCTTTGCTTGCTCTGGATAATCTGAAACATCAAAATCGAACCCCTGTTCGCCAGATTGATAAAATGTCACTCCAATAGTGATTTTTTTATTGCTCTTGATATATTTTTCGAAAGACTGTGGGTTATCAAGAAAAATCATATCTGATCTTCCAGACGCCTCACTACTTGCAGTCCAGATTTTTACCTTTCCGTTATCGCCCTTCGTTCTTATTGAGCAATCTGAGTAACCACATACAATCTGACCTTTAGATATCACGACATAGGCATCAGTACCTTGTTTTCTTTTGCGGAAAACCAAGTTGAGTACAGAACCACCATCAACGTTGTATGGGAATGGGAAATTAACATGGTTTTTCGATGTATTATAAAAAATCTCCCCAACCTCACCAGTAACGCTATCTTTCGTGGGTTGGTTATGCCAGTTAATAACTGTAACTGGTTCTTTTTTTACCTCTACTTCTTTTACGACATCATTTTTCAACTTATCAGTGCTTACCTGAGTGCTACCCACTGTTTGGCTAGGTGCTTCTTTTTTATTGCTTACTTTGCCAATAAACAAAAGAAGGATAAGAACCCCTACAAAAATAAAAAACACCATCATACATCCCGATGGGCCTTTGTTTTTTTTTGCTATGGGAGCTCCGCACTTTGGACATGATGCGGCCTTATCAGATACCTGTTCTCCACACTCTTTGCATTTAATTAAAGCCATTCCTTGATCTCCTTGTTTTTAGATAGGGTAGCAAGGAAAGCGTTTCTAATAAATTCTACTTTTCAATTCCACGTCCTCATCGCTTCCTGCAGGCTGATTGGTTCGTTAGCGGCGACGCGCTCTACCGCTGCTATGTGAGGGGCGAAATCAGTAATGCTGAATGCCGGTGTGTTTGAACCGCGATTAACATTAGCCAGCACAGAAGAAATCAACGCTGCTCCCCATTCCGTCCGCATCATAGGGTTCAGGTTTCCGTATTTTTGACGATACTGAACCCACTGCTGAAACTCAAGAAAGCTAAGGCGTTCCTGCGCTTCTGAAATGGTACGTCCACCAATCCCGTTAAGGACTAGTTCGCACCAGATTTCGTCTTCTGCGCTGAGTCCGTCTTTCCCAGATCGTTAACTTCCTGAATAGCCACCAGCAAAGCCACTGTAAGATTGCCATCCAGTGCGCCACGTTCCGGATCAGCCTCGCCGGTCACATCAGCAACGGTAAACACCTGATGCCCGTCTTCATCACAGATTGATGCTGCAATACGACCAGCAACGCCATCAATCTTGCCAAGACCGGCGAGAACATCAGACGTGGCAGTGTGATAACCCAGAGGGCGAACATAAGTTATGGCAATATGTTCTTCCCCGTCAGCACCTTTCCATTTAATTTCTTTCTCAACAGGACGACCAGTAAAAGCACCTGTTTTTTTCAGCGTATCAAGAGTCAGTTTCATGTAGTTTTCCGGTATAAACATCAATGAGGCGGGGTATGATCCCCGCGTTTAATTAACTGCCTGGCTGTTCTTTAGGAATCCATGCCCCCTGGCCAGAGCGCTGGATGGTAGCAGACGTCTGCACGACGGTATTACCCTGGAAGTCAAACGGGAAGTCGGAAACATAACCTTTGAACACGTACCAGGTACGATCTGAAGGTAGAATCAGTCCATCAACAGCATCAGGGGAACTCCCCGTTGTTGGTTTAGACTCGCCATCGGACCATCCGATCGCAAATGTCACATCACTCTGATCATTTGATTCAGCCATATTACTGAGCATCAGATGGCTGGCATTCTGTGGATCAGCGTTAAGCGTGGCCGTCGCCTGCCCCGGTGTACGCAGACCCTTTTTATATTTTCGGGTGTTGCGTTCACTGAGGCACGTATCATCAATCTGATCTGCAGGGCTGCCGCCTGGTGAAAATGCCGTAATACATTCGATTTCGCTCACGACACCATTCGCGAGCACAAAAAGTTGAGTGCCTTGAGTCACTACTGACATAGTCATCTCCGGATATAAAAAAACCGGCTTATAGCCGGTGTGATGTGAGTGGTTTAAGCTATCGGTTGACCAGCCAGTCAACGTCAAAGGAATATCGGTATTTGAGGGTTGCAGAGTCTCTGCCCTGTGCATCCCAGCGGGTAATGTAAGCTTTACGCTGAATGACATCGCGCAATGCTCTCGCCACAGCAAGAGCATCTTCATCGGTGTCGCCATACACATCCACCTGAATGGAATAACGGTCGATGTCAGGGTTCTGACTCAGGTAATTTTCAGGTTCACCGCCCACGTTCTGCCAGACCGCGTAGGGATACACAAGGTCATCATCATGCATGCCAAACGGATAAAGCCTGACCGGGTTGGCACCAAGTAGCTCTTTTACTTTCGGGTCTGTCGAACAGACGGAAAAAACTGGAGCAATCATGCTGTCGTTCCTTTTTTGTCGGCACGCCTAACTGCGCGATCGATAGCTTTTTCCATTTCTTCAGCGAAAACGCTGATTACTGCGGTATCAACACCATTCATCGCTGGTCGCAGTACAGGCTTTGCGGCGGCATGTTCGGTTCCAAATTCGAGAAAACGCCAGTACCAGGTATCGCCGCCAGGATTGCTTTTATCGCCCGGTGTTTTGAACGTTTTCCCAGCCCTGCCTTTCCTGACGTTAGCCTTTGTGTTTGCATACTGACTGGCGCCGCCCATTACCCCAACACGAAATGCCAGATCACCCGTCCTGCGGAATTGTTTGCTGCTGAAGCTGGCGACAATATTTTTATATATCGCCTCTTTGGTGAGGGGATCATCAACTCTGGCTGCGTTACTTCTGGCGCGATCCCTGATTATATTCGCAGCCTTACGCAGCGCAGAACGCCCGGCTTTATTTCGGGTAACGTCGGAAACAGCCTCCATTTTTCCAAGCAGTGATTCGAGGCCTGTAAGGTTTACTTCAACACTATCAGCCATCGTTTACCCCCTCAGAACAAGGAAGCGTCAGATATTCACGACCACTTTTCGGATCCGGGAGCACGCCCTCAATGTTGTATACTGAGCCACGAAAGAGAATACGGTGCTTTCGGGTAATACCTGCACGGTAACGAATTGTTATGCGCGTTGTTATTTCGCCCTGTGATGCCTGGGCCGCTATAAACTCCCGTGCTGATAAGGGGGATATTTCGGCCCAGATAGTTGCGACATCGCGCCAGGTATTAATTACGGCTCCCGTTGTAGGGTTCTGTTCTTTTACCGGCGCCTGCAGGGTAACCCTGTGACGCAATTTCCCGGCTTGCATATCACCCCCTGGGTTTTTGACTCAAGTAAACGGGTCGCTCATCACCTAATGAAGTAGTATCAATTTCTTCATCTTCGGCCAGTGACTGGATAATGACATCACACAGAGCTGCGTTTGATTCAGCCAGGCGGCTTATCGCTTCCGTCTGTTCTCTCTGAGCTGCGGTTTGTTCCCGCAGCGCCGCTATTAGTTCCTTTACCAGTTGCTCGTTCATAAGCTATTTTCGCCCACTTTTTTATCCATTCGCGCCTCTGCGCGCACCCGGAACAGGCCATATTTACACCCCGTAAATTCGGTATGGCTGCAGCAAGGCTTCAACTGCAAACGGAACCTCTGCAACGGTCTGACCAACGACCACTGATTCTCTGTTGGCATACCAGTGACCTATCAGCAGTAACATGGCCGCTTTAACATCATCATTCAGTAGAATCGGGGCAGGGTCGTCTACGTAACCAGGGCTGTCTTCTTTTTCATAGAGCGTTCGCCGCGTCCATGTCTGAACGTAACGCGCCGCCGCGCCAGTGTATAAAGTCAACAAGGCATCATCACCGGTAAAGTCGGTATCAATGCGGCAGTGCTGTTTCACCACATTTTGATCAAGCATTTTTCTGACCTAAAAAAAGCGGCCCGCAGGCCGCAGTGTTTATCAGCTACCTGCGCCGGTGCTGAAGGAGCCATACACGAACGCTTCAGGGCGTTTGACGGCCAGCGCCAGACGTTCCTCGCAACGGATGGTGATCATGTTTTTCTCGAAATCGTCGGCGTTCTCCGTGGAGATAACGACATTCGCATCTTCGCGGTCGAAGATTTGCGCGCCAGCGTTGAAAGCACCAGTCAAAAATTTACCCTGGAAGGCTGCCGCTTCAGTGGCAACAACCGGCAGGCCCCACAGCGTCGGCCCAGTCAGCGCTGCAGGGTTAGCCAGGATGTAGCGGCCCAGGCTGTCTTTTGTCAGTTCGATCCGCGCCCAGTCGATGAAGTGAAGAACGTGACCGGATGCAGGGAAGCGCGCCAGTTGCGCCTGCAGCATTGCCAGACGCAGATCGTCAATACTGCTCTGCTGTTCAACAGTAAACGCCGGGTTAAACGCTGACGCCTGAGGAACAATGCCATGCAGATGTACACCGGTACCGTCACCGAAGAGAATTTCCTGCTCTTCCGCGTACTTCAGTCCGTAGCGCATTTCGGCATCAACGGTTGACTGCAGCTGTGCGAAGTCATCCAGGATCTGCTTTGAGGCTTTGAACAGGTGAGCGATGGTGCTGACGCCCGTGATTTTTGGCGTAAACTCAATATCGCTGTATGGTTTCTGAGTATTTTCAGGAACCACCTTCGCTTTGTTGGTAAAGCCTGTCTGTTGCACCCAGAAAATAGCCGGGGAGGAAGTGCGGCCAGGCGCAATCAGATCGCGGATGAACAGGCGCTGTTTCGGTGCTGTATCAATGCCCGGAATTCGCTGGGGTTCGACGACGCCATCAGGCACATCCGCAGAAGTCAGTGCGGCCTTAACCGGGATACTGATACGTTTGCCACCTTCCACGCCGGAGGCAAAGGTTTTCAGAGCTTCAGCAGAGATGACCTGCTGACCGATTGATTCCACAACATGCTTCGCGTTTGCCAGCGGCATCTGGGCGACATGTTGCTCCAGTTCGCCCATCGCTGCCTTCAGCGTTTTTTCTGCTTCGCGCAGGGCGTTGAACTCAGAAGCCATTTTATCGACGGCTGCCTTTGTTTCTTCTGACAACTTGCCTGACTTCTGCGCCTCCTTCACTGCTTCTTCTGCTTTCGCGTTGAACTTGCCGGTTGCCTCTTCAATGCTGGCCGTGACTTTTTTCAGAATATCGTTTACTTCAGACATAAATGGTCCTTATTTGACTAACGCCGCCAGGGCGCTTTCAAGTGAATTGATAGTTTCAGGTTTGATATCTTCGGCAGCGCCCGGCGTACCGTCGTTGGTGGTGACAGCGCCAGGCATGCCACCGGATAAGGCTTTAATGAGTTTTCGGCGCTCAGAGCGCGGGGTGTTGGTCTTGGCCAGCAATGCATCAAGTTTGCGAAGCGCGGCTGCAGGCGATTCGTCGCCGTCGCTGACAGCATCAGCAGAAAGCAGGCTGTCTGCCAGTCCCTTCGCCACAGCATCACTGCCACCGATATAACTTTCGGCGTCCATCAGTTTCTGAACGGCGGCAATATCAAGGCCGGAGCGCGCCGCGTAGATATCAGCCATTGCGGTATCGAAGGGCTCCAGTGACTGTGCCAGTTCAGCAAAGTCATGGCGGTTTCCCATCGCGTATACCCAGCAGTTGTGGATCATCAGAAAGGCACCGCGGCCAATCTGAATATCATCCCCGGCCATCGCAATTATCGAGGCGGCACTGGCGGCAATGCCCAGCACCTTCACAGTTACACGGCCTTCGTATTCGCGGAGAAGGTTATAAATAGCCAGACCTTCGAACATGTCGCCGCCCGGGGAGTTGATATTCACCGTAACGTCGGCGCCATTCATCGCCCGAAGTGCACCGGCAATACGTTTAGCTGTTACCCCTTCGCCCCAATAGTCCTGTCCGATAACATCAAAAACAGAAATGCTGTTATCGTCGGTGGCCGCCGCTTTGATCCCGCCGTCCCAGCGGTCCAGTGCAGACGGTAATGTTTCACAGGTAACGCGCGCGCAGGGGCGACCCGCCGGTGCTACCGGAAGTTGTTTTTTGCTCATCAGGAAAGTGCTCCTAAGCGGCCTGTTTCAGCGGAGATTGTTCAAAGGAAATATCGGGGAATACGTGGTTATGCAGCTCTCGCAGGGCCAGCGCCTGAACAGCAGGGTTGCTGCTTTCGAGATTTTTCAGTTGCGTCAGGTTGAGCTGAACGGTGTAAATATCGCCCCCTTCAATTGGCGGCATGTTCTCAAGACGACGAACGTCATTACGGGACATCCAGCCATTCTGAAGCGCGCTGGTATAGTATGCCGCGCGACCGGCACTATCTGCTCGCAGTAGACCTTCAACAGAGAATTCTGCAAACACTTCGTCATCGCTGTCGAGTAAGCACCGGCCAATTTCCTGCTCAATATTCACCAGCAGCGGTCGAAGAGTATGAGTCAGGAACTGCAGGTTCATACCCTCAAGGCTGGATGCCCAGCTGCTTTGTTTCGTGGTGTGGCCAACCATGAAAGGAGGTACACGAAACCAGCGGCAGATCTCCTCAATGCTAAATGCGCGGCTTTCGAGCATCTGAGCATCTTCCGGATTCATGGTAACGCCCTGATACTTCAATCCGCCTTCAAGTACCATGATTTTCCCGGCGTTTTTTGAACCGGTAAATGCAGCCATGTAGCTCCGAAGTCTTTCACGTTGTTCGTCACTCAGCGCATTATCAGCGGAGAGAAAACCTGAACTCTGAAGCCCCTGTTCAAATATCTTCGCAGCAGACTCCTCAACCGCCATTGCTGAACCGATCACATCCCGTCCGGTTTTCATCGGCATCATGCCGCAAACACCGTCCAGACCGAACCCGCGAATGTGCATGATGTTTTTGACGGAAATGACGCGCTCGCTACCGTTTTCAGTGTATTTGTATTCCAGCGCCCCGGAAGTGAGACGTTTAACCACCATGTTCTGCGGCAGCAAAGGTACCAGCGAAACCAGGCGATTTGCGATGAATTTCTTCTCAATGAAGGCGTTCCCGCGTAGGCAGATACTGGCGACCACCATCAACATAAAGCGTGATGGCGTCATTTCTGAATTGGGACGGCGGCACAGTATCGAATAGGCCGGGTGATCGGTTGCTGCTTTTCGTGAACCGTCAGGCTGTCGAATGTATATTTTCAGCGGAAGGGTTGAAATAGACTCGCTTAACAGCCTTACGCATGCCCACACAGCCGATAGTTGGATGGCTTTATCGGCCGTTACCACCTTTCCGCTGCTGCTGGTACCAAACCATTCCTCCCAGAACGTGCCGGTAGTGAGGCTGATAGGCACACCGAGCCAGTTAAGCAGAGCGCTTTTCACCCTGCCTGGCTGTTTGTTTTTTTTCATCAGAAACCTACCATGATGGGATTATTGAAGAATCCGGAAAGATCCTGCTGGTCGTTGCCACCGTTAACCAGAACGCGGCTCATTGCTGTGAACAATGCCGCTGGGCCATCAATCTTGGCCTCTGGTGTGGACTTGTTCGGGAAAATGTTCTCGTTCCGGTCAGGTTTGACGGTTACGTTGGACATCATCCAGTTCATTACCGGGTGATCGCTGTGATGGAAGCGGCCACCATATACCAGTGCTTCGACCTCTTTCATCGCCTCAGAGAAATTGCGAACCGTCTGCGGCACCTCCACCAGTGGCAACCCTTCTTCTGCCAGCGCAAGGCTGAACTGCGTAGCACTCCAGGGATCGAAGCCAATTTCTTTCAGACTCTCGCCAGCAATCCACACCTGCAGCTCTTCCTTAATCTGAGCATGGTCGATTACATCCCCGTCTGTAAGGATCAGCTTGTCCATCCCGGCCCACTTACGATAGAGCTCTGCCATCTGGCGTGAACATTTCTCAAGGCGTCCCTCCGGCAGCCAGAATTTAAAATCTGCATGGACATGACCATCCGGAGCGCGCCAGACTTTAGCGGCCGCACAGATATCAATTTTGTTTGAAAGGTCAACGCCTACCCAAGAGGGATAGGTTTTAAGCTCGTGCTGCGGGGCGATAAACTCGCATTTTTCCCATTTCATCATGTCCATCCAGGCAGACTCAGCGGTAACCCAGATATTCATGTGCTTGGTGAAAAAGTTAATCCTGGCGGAAACCTGCTCTTTCGCCTTTTTAGCCAGACGGCGCAGGTCATCCCAGCGCTTACAGATACCCAGCCCCGGATTCGCCTTCTGCCAGACTTTTTCATCAAAGGGATCGTCACCTTCGTCTAAGGTGTAGATGATGGCAAAAAACGTATCGTCTTTTACCAGTCCGCGCAGCACCTTGATGGCGTAATCACGAAGTTCGTAGCAGATGCCTTCTTTGTTGAAGCCAGCGGTGGTGATACCAAAAAGCAGAGATTGCAGACGCGCGCCGGTTGCCGTCTCCAGAACGTCCCATACGTCGCGGGTTTTGTGAGCATGCAGCTCGTCAACGATGGCGCAGTGAATGTTCAGGCCGTCGAGGTTGTTCGCATCTGATGATAATGGCTCAAACTTGGAGGCCGTTTGCTCCTGGTAGATAGCGAGCTTGTTGAATTCGAAGATCCGCCCAAGAGTGGCTTTTGCCTTCTTGACCATATTCTTCGCGTCTTCAAAAACAATTCGCGCCTGGTCACGGGTGGTTGCAGCGGAATAAACCTCCGCCCCGCCCTCGCCGTCGGCACCAGCCATATACAACCCCACGCCAGAGCACAGTGTTGATTTGGCATTTTTACGGGCCACCTCAACATCAGCTGTACGGAAGCGGCGAACCATTACTGGACGACCGCTGCCGTCATTACGCAGGACGGTTTCTCCTGTTTCCTCATTAACCAGCGGGATAACAAAACCAAAAATATTAATCAGTATGAAAACATGCCAGTCCATCAGCTCAATAGGCTGGCCTGCCAGCGCGCCTTTTACGTGAGGCACAAAATTATAGAAATTCAGAATGTGCTGCGCGCGCGGCTCACTGAAGAAAATTCCACGCTCTTCGCCATGTGCCAGATCGTCAAGAAAACGCTGACAGGCAAGGCGCACATACTCACAGGCAATAATTTCCCCCGCCACTACCCTCTCGGCGTAGCGGATGCCTTCTGCAACCTTAGCCATTAATCCCTCGCTTTCATAAACTCGGTCAGCGGGTCAACCACGTCAGGACCTTTTGCATTCACCTTAGAGCGGCTGGCTGGCGTCATGCCAAACTCACCGAGCATGGCGCGAAGACGTTTCCAGGCGTCAGCTTTCATGATGGCGGCCGGGTGAGCCTTGATCATGCGTATTTCTCGCTCTTTGCCTTCGTCTGGATCTTCGTCGCTATATACGGCGTAGGTGTAGCCTTCTCTCTCCAGCGTATCGCAGTGATGCCGGTACTCGGTGTATACCTCAACCAGAAGCTCAAGTGCTCTCGCGTCCAGCTGCGACATGACGCCAAGCGCATCGAGCTCTTCGGCCATACGCTTGAACCAGTATTTCCCCTGCTTGTCGAAATGCTTCGGTGTTGGGGGTACCCCAGCAGCAGGCTTTGGTTCGTTTTCATTGATCGGTCGTTTTGATGGGTTACCCCTCACCAAACGTAGATGTGTCGGGGTTTTCGGTGGTCCAGACATAATCGAAAACTCCTATTAATCATCGAATGGGGGACCCCATAAAAAAGTTTTCTAACCTGCGGCGATGTGAAAAGAGGTTAGGCGGCGGTCCTTTGGCGCGTCGTTCCTGAACTTTCAACCCGCCCTCCCCCTCTGTCGTTGCAAGTGAGAATTTATATCATTTGAGCCTATCGACCGCTGTCTTTGCCCTGTGGCAGGGCTTGCAGAGGCTTTCGAGGTTGGACAGGTCATCGGTCCCCCCATTTGCTTTGGCGGTGATGTGGTCCACCGTCTCAGCGGGTGTATACCTTCCATTTCGCAGGCATTCCTGACAAAGGTGTTTATCTCTGTCGAGAACGATTGGGCGCAGCCTGTCCCACTTGCTGCCATAACCTCGCTGATGCCTGCTCTGTCCTCGCTGATGCTGCTGCCAGCCTTCGTTAAGGTGCTTGGGACAATAGCCTGAGCGGTCAGTGGTTGTGCCAGGGCAGCCACGCTTGCGGCATGCTCTCGGTATTAACGCAGGCATCAGGCTAACCTCCACGCCCGGCGGCGTTCTGTTCGTGGAGCTGAGTCAGGGTGACGCTCAACCGGTTCGCCGTCTGCATGGTCCACCAGCGACCAGCAGGGATAGACGACAACGCCACCATAAGCATCGCCCACGGCATAATCGGCAGGCTTACTGCAGTCCCATTGAGACAGCACACGGCTGATGCTTTGAGGCGGTATGCTGTAGCACACGCCATGTATCAGGCGTTGCAGCATAATGAAGTCAGACCTCACCTTATCCGCATTAATCAGGCGTTCAGCTATCTGCATTTGGTATTGCGGTGGCCGCCCAGTGCCCAGATAAAAACTAAGCATGTCGCCAGGGAAACGAGCCAGCCAGCCCGTAATCTTGTCTCTGAATCCACGTACAGGCAGCGCGTCGTCTTCCAGCACCACTACCCGGCAAGGTTGCTCAGCAGCCCATTCGATAGCGCGCCGGTGATTCCAGTTCGCACCGTGATTCCCTTCATCGATAAGCAGGTGTGCGCCAAGTTCGCCAGCCAGCAATGCAGCTGAGGCATAGCGGGAATGGTGACCAATCACAACATACTTCACTTGTGTTTCCACCATGCGGTCTCCTTTCCGAAGCCATCCGTTTTAAAGATGGTATGCACCAGAGGGCCGGTAACGATTCGATTACCGAATGACTTTGCAGCCATCCCGAAAGCGCCCATGTCCACCAGCGTGGCGGGAGCTGCTTCCATCTTCCAGAAGCGGTGGCTTTCAATAAGGTAATGCTGACGGATGATCCGGTGGGCGAACTCCATTACATCTTCACGGTAGCCACCAATCAGGCCAGCATTAAGCAGTTGCTCATCCCGGTGCAGTTCGAAGAACTCGCTATAAGCTTTGCCGTGGTGATTGTCCTTCATCCATTCGTCAAAGTAGGTTTTGTGCTCGGAGCCAACGTAAATTTTACCCGGCGCCATCTCTGCCCAAGGCTCACGCAGCATTTCAACGTCTGTCCCGTCAGTACACCAGACAAGATGGTATTCAGGGTGGGCACGAAGATACTGATAGATGTGAAGCCAGCGAGCAAAGTATGGGCTCATGCCCAACGGCGGGACTTCAAACAGACCGGCGCCAGTTGGCGACTCTTTTAATTCGTCAGCCAGGACAATCGGCAGCGCGCCGGATATTGAATCTGCCCAAGCCTGAAGAGCCTGCGGGTCGGGTTTCATCTTCCTGCCTCGCTGTGGGTCTGGCTGGCTTGTGAGCAGCGTCGTAATCACTAGATTTGGATTTCTGCTGTACGAGGCAAAGCCTGTATAACCGCTGTCGCGTCGAGCGTTGAAGATGCCAACGTTTCTTTTTACCAGTGCCTCTCGGTCAGGCCGTGGTATTGAGCGCACGCCCTCTTCGTACTCGTCCATTGAGTGAATCAGCTTTTCAGAGCCAACTACATCAGCGAACGCCCACGACGTTAAACCAGCGTTGTGAATCCGAAGCGCCAGATCGGGATGCTCGTACATGCCGCGACCGTATACCGGATCGAATCCGCCAACCTTCTTGATGGCGCTGCGGTGGTAGTAAAGCATCACCCCGCGCTGACCAGTGTAAGCAACATGCTTATCATCACGGTACAGCTCCGCCATGTCGTTCAGCTTATTGCGACCAGCCAGATCCAGAAACTGGTAAGCCAGGTGCGGCTCTGGTGATTCGATGTAGGGAAGATGCCAGTTATCGGCGATGGGCCAGGCATCATCATCCCATAAAAACAGATGCTCGCACCCGACATCCATCAGGGCTGACAGGCTGGCGTTCTTCGAGGCAACAATGCCGAGTGATGTTTCATGGCGAAGCAGTTGCACGCCGTCGGGTGCTATCGCTGCAGGTTTTGAACCATCATCGACAACCACCAGCAGCGCACCGGCTGGCAGATGCTTCTGGTGCTGCTCAACAGCACGCTTTAAAACGTCCGCCCGGTTGTGGGTGGTAATCGCAATGCCAATCCGTGACGCTGAAGCACAGGCAGGCAAATACGGGACACCATCAATAGTGACCTGCATAATTTCTCCATCAGGGTTTATTGACGCTTAATGGTGACCTTCCCGTAAAGCGACCGCCGTTTCACTTCGCCGTTCTCTGCCGTCATATACCCGCGCTCATCGGGTACAGCGGCAATCACCTCGCCTTTTTCATCATCAGCAGTGAAAACATGCTTAACCTCTACACCGTCGAGATAAACGGTGTATCGTTCCTGAGCGAGATTAATTTTTCTGCCGGGATCGTCATCTAATACAGTGAGACGCATAAATCCTCCACAGGATTCCTTAAGTGAAAGAGATGCCAAAACTAACCAGGACGGTTTTCTTTTCCTCAATCCGGCGATTAAGTTCAGCCACTGCATGTGGGCGAATAGCATCAACAAAGGCTTTATCCTGATAGGTAGACTGAATTGTCACACCAAGCCCATCACCACTTTCCAGTATGCCTTTCTGTCGTTGTAGCTCTTTTATCCCGTTGTTGATGTAATATGCTTCGGTCAGATTTTCGACATTCATCATTCAACCCTTTTGTTATTCGACTCTCTTACCGAGTCGTAAACACGCTCACACGTCATTCCAGCGTTGTAGCGGTCGTCAGCGATTCCAGCATATCGTTTAGCCTCTTCTGCAAGGCGTCCGAGCATGTTGGCAAGCAATCCTGCGTTGGCTCCGCCTGTTTTGCTTCTGACGGCAGCGGCAAGATCTGAGGTGTGCTTTGCTGCGTCCAGGCGGGCGGCAAGCTTTGTTGCTTCGGTACGCAACTGGCTAACAATGGCAGACAGGCCAGCAGCAGTGGCAGCAGATTTAGCGGCTTGTGCTTGTGCATCTTTAACAGCCTCATCACGGGCAATAATTCGCCCTTGTTCAATCATGCGGGCGGCGGTCTGGGCGTTCGCTTCCTGTGAAGATTCCACGCTATTGCGGTCAGCCCACTTCTTTTGCCAGCCCCGCTCACTCCAGACATTCCCGGCAAGAAACGCGCCAGCTAACATCAGCAAAACAATGATTGTATTCCACCGCGCCTTAACAAAAGCAAAGACCGCTGTCATACCAGCAACGCCGCCCGCGCTTTGTTATAACGACTATTTCTGTCAGCCAGCCCGTTCTGGCCACCGTTGATGATCTGCGTGACACGAACAACATCACCTGAATACATAAGGCAACCACGTAAGGTGAAGTACCATGCCGCCGAACGAGCCGCATGTCGCTCTTGCGTCAGAAGTTCTGGCGTACTGACAAGGTCAAGCTTCAGCGCCAAACCGCATTTGGTGTAGTTCTCGCGGCCGGTGATTTGAAGCAGGCCACGACCGCGATATTTCCAGCCATCACCCGGGCTGTTATTTCCCATGCGGTCACCATAAACCAGATTGGCTATTTGCGGCTGGTGGGCCACTTGCTTACCATCTACTCGCCCCAGCATTTCACACTGATACGGTGTCAGGCGTTTACCAAAGGTTTTCTTTAGCCCGTCTACCGAGTAGTTGAAGCTCTCGACCAGCGAGGTAAAACCAGCAGATTCATGCCCAATTTGTGCAATGAACATAGCCAGATCGTTTACTGCTGTGATTCCAAACTCTTTCATTGCCGCATCAATGTGCGGAAACCAGCGTGCAGAAAGCCCGGCGCTGATACCAGCCGCCTGCTGAAATTGTTGTTGGTTCATGGGGATCCTTTACTTGGCGTCGCCACCAAAGCGAACATTGAAAACGCGTGTGGCCACCGAGCGCACCTGCTCAACGCCAACGAACCCCAGCGCGCCACCGATAGCAATGGAAAGTGACTGCGGAAGACTGAAATACTCGAGTGCGGAAACAGCCGTCAGTGTCATGGCGCCACACATCAACCCTTCCAGCACCATCTTTTTCCAGCCGCCGCCACCATATGCAATCCGCAGTACAGCCATCGCTACCGATAAAAGAACTGCGCCAATTGGCGTATCACCGCGCCACCAGCTATGAAGTAACTCAATTAACTCCGTCCAGGAGTGAGGGTCGTTGTGCATTTTCATGGTCTCTCACCTCCGATTCTTCGGATGGCGCTGTGTGATGAAAGGAGGATCAGGCTTCTGGGCTCTTATGCAAAGGTGAAAGTAATGGTGATTCCCAGAGCCTGAAATAGAAAAGGCCGCCAAATGGCAGCCTATAGATTATGTCCCGCGTTTTACTAGAGAGTGAATTAAGCCTCTAGTTCATTTAAATAGCGATGACCCTTTGACGTGATTCTATTCACTATCCAGCTGTCGTCACGTTCAGACGTACTCTGCACAGCATTTACCAGTCCCAACTCAGCGAGATCAGAAATAGCAAAATTTACCGCTTCCGCTGGTATGTGAGGCAGATTTAAAGATTGAATTACTTCATGTGGTCCAAGAGCGCTTGCGCGACGCAGAATTTCGATATGAACAGATGTTAATTTCATTATGCCGCCTTTGTGTTGTCGTTTTGCTTGCGGCTATTGTAACACATTGATTTTGACGTAGATTGAATGGCCTAGCACCCAAAAAAACCCGCTCGGTGGCGGGCTTCTTAACTCTGAACATACAATGCCCATCGTTAATGTCAAATATACACAAAAACGGCAACATTGCAAACATCGTGACGCTAAATTACGCGATATTTATCACATCTTCACTTTTAGTCACCCGGTTCAGTTGAGAACTTGAATAACTCTCCTCCTGGAAACATTTGGTCACCAAGATTTCATAGAATGGTTTCCAGCTATAACGCCACGTCCGGTCTGGCAGACTGGGCAACTCGGAAAAAACACCGCGATAGGCAACCGATGATTTTGGCCTGCTGTATCCCCGACCTTCACAGCGCTTACATTCTTTGTAAACCGGTACGCCCTGCAGTTCTGTCGCTTTACGGTCAATAGTCTTACCTGTGCCGCCGCACTGGCATCGCTTACTTAACTTTCCGGTGCCATGGCAGCGGGAACATAACGTATGATCAGTGTCAGTTACATCGCGCTTAACCTCAAAGTCAGATGGTGACTGTCTCAGGTCTTTTGCCCATTGTGGCAATCGCATTGTGTAATGGCTTTTAGTCACGGTTTTAGTGGTTGTAAGCAACCCTTTACCACTACATTTTGGGCATGCCACACAATCAGCTGCTGATGAGGAATAATCGTTATAGGCAAACCGGGCAAGGATACGCATGCAGAGGGGAAACTTTTTCCCTGATGCTTTACGAATAGCCATGGGAGCATGCTCTTTCGCGTACTCCGTTAGCCAGGCAATTGACGCCTCCCTGTCCTGGCTGCTGATACAAGCTTTACCCAGAAACATTGCCAGCCCGATGCCCGCATCAGCCTGAGTCATCCCCAGTGCCGCCATTACATCAGTCACAGTAAGTTGCTCACTTGCTGTCGCTCTGCTGGTATCTGAGATGTGCATGCCTTTAGGCGCAAAAAACTTTAAAACATTGTCCAGATTCATACGGTCTCCATACTTCTTAAGCTGTCGCAATTACGCCGATCGCCAGCGCCCGATCCATAAAACGCAGTAGCAGCTCAAGCTGCGTACCATGCTTTTGCTCGAATGCCGGTACATCGGCGTGTAACTCATCGTGGCACTCTCTGCACAGAGGGATCACGAAGAGGTCATGGGCTTTTGTTGCTGTACCACCCATACCGTGCCCTACGATATGGTGCGGATCATCTGCTGGCCGTCGGCAACACTCACAGGGTTGTGTTTTAACCCAGCGGGTGTACGTCTCATTTATCCAGCGGCGTCGCTTTGGCCTGAGCATGAAAGACTCTGGCGACTCTGGATCAACAGAGAGCGTGAGGATCTTCTTCGCCTTCTCCTGAACGAGTCTGGTTGCTGACGAGGAAGGCACTATGTCGCTTTCCCTCATGACAGAACGGATCTTCTCATCCGGAAGGCGCAGCCCTTTGTGCGCAACGCTTTCCGGAATAATATCAGCCAGGTCGTTTCTGACCATCCACCAGCACAGTTCCGGAAGCGTCAGGATATGCGACTCGGGAAAACCAGAATCACGCCGAATGACTTCCAGAATCCAGGATACCAGGTTTCCGGCCGCTATACCTGCAAGCTGTTCGGTATGCTGCCCCGACAAAGTGTGATCGCAATGCCAGCACAGGCGAATACTTCCTGGTGGGTGCCGCATTGTTGTGAAGTTCTTGTCGTGCCACGATGAATGTGGCCACTGGCATTCAAACCGATTACTCAACCATTGCTCAAGGGAAGAAATCCCACCGGCACGCTGAATAACCCTCTCATTCTCGAAGACCTGACGCATTACCGGATCATCAGTCAGCGGCTGAATGGCTGCCGGAACAGCCCCGGTACTGAATGACGCCATTTCTTCTGGTTCAGGCTCGAGCAGAACGCGACCACGCATGAAGAGGTGCATCAGTTCCGCACCAGGACGGAACAACACAATCCCCATACGATGGGCGATCTCGGGGGTAAGCAGAGCTCTCACGCGACCTGCCCCCTGGCAATGTGTTCTGCCCACAGTCCACCAATCCAGCGCACGCCTTTCGCCGTGAAACGTGCCTGGCTGAATGCATGATTTGAGGTTACGGATGTGCCGGTTTTCACTTCAAAACGGCCCGCATCAATATGCTGATGCCGTGGGGTCATCGTTCCGCCAAGGCGATACATAATGTCGTTCTCAAGGAGGAATAACCGCAGATCTGGCTCTTTGGCCTTAAGCAGTTTTGCCACCTGGCGGAATGACATTGACCCACTGGCTGTACAGTACCGATCAACAAACGCTACCTTCGGCGCCGCGGCAGCCAGTTCGTTAGTCAACTGCTGTTTTTGTTCTGCAAGGTCAGCTGCAAGACGTAGGGCTTCAGAGAATGATTGAGGAATCGTCTGCTGCTGTGCCTGCTCAAGCTCCTGCCAGCGATCAACCAGACGCGCGGTAAACTCCGGCGACAGCTGCGCGACAACGATATAACTGTCCCGCTTCCCTATCAGATAAACCGATACCGACTGATTGAGGTGATTTTTAACTTCCCCCATTGGGGGGAGTTCAATAACACCGCGCTCTGCCAGGCGTTCAATGGACCGTTTAACATGGTCATGTCGTGATTCCACCAGCTCAGCAATATCGCTGCTGGACATGGTTAATGCTGTTGTTGCTAACTGGCTCATACTTTTCTCCATATCAGGCGGCTGCACCCGCCGGTTCATATCTGCTGATCGTTATCTCTACCCGACCTTTCGGCACTACGGGTCCCCATTCCACCAGCATGCGCTTAATCTGGCTGTCGTCTTCCCAGACACCCGCATGCGTCAGCGCGTCAAACAGGGCTTTGTTGTAATTATCGATATCCCGGCGGCGCGCATCCGGCGGGTACAGAGTGATTTCTACCGCTGCCAGTTCAGTCGATGGCTTCGGGAGACGTCGTAATTGCTCAATGATCGCCACGCAGGCAGCGCTCTGGTATTTACGACCATCAGCGCTAATGAGGTGACGACCGGCCAGCGGCCCCTTATTAGGGGCGCGCCAGTACGTGTTCACGCTCGGAGGGAACGGGAGCACAAGTTTCATGCCACCTCCTGCTGTTGCACTGCACACAGTTCCGGAAGATTTGCCTCCACCAGCGCCCTGGCGAATGGTGGTGGTACCGCATTACCGCAGCGGGCTACCTGCTTATCTTTTGCATAGAGATTTCCACGGTAGTCCTGATCAATAACGTAACCATCCGGGAAGCCCTGCGCTTTGTAGAGTTCATGCGGCTGCAACATGCGCATTCCGATATCAACGATCTGGTATTTAACCCCATCGATCGTTACCAGCCATTCATCGTCACTTTCCCCGCAATACGTCTCGAGAAATGTGCGTACCTCACCCACGTGTTGGCCACCAGCGGTGATTGTTGGCATTGGCACATCAAGGCGTTGCCCGTCGCGGCATGTTCCACGCAGTTTCACCAGATGAGAGGCAACTACCGCATGATGGTCGACAGTGGTCACTGAATGCGCGGGTTCATCCATACTGACACCCGGCCCCGTATAGTTACCGCCGTAGTGTTTCGCCAGGAACGCGCCCACCAATTGTGATTTACCGCCACCACCAGCTGTAATTGTGGCGCTCGGTTCGTCTGCCCGGTGGCCGACGCTGGCCCCAAACTGGCGGGCTATCACTGGCGCAACAAGACAGGCGCGGGATTGCTTCAGAATGGTATGAGCAGGTTTATCCAGCGGGCGCGGTTTAGCCTGGTATTCACTACCACCATTACCCGCCAGAAATGGTGTTAGTGCAGCCTCAACAATCCCGAGAGCATGCCCATTCCCACCCGGACGTTTTGATGTGCCAGCGGTTACCGTCGGGACAGGTTCGGTAACGGGCTGCCCGGTTGCGCCAGTGCGGAATTTTGTCAGATGTGGAACAGCTAACGCGTAACCGTGGGTTTTAGTAATAGTTTGCAAAGGCTCGTCCAGCTTCTGACCGCGGAAACAGTCGTAACTCGTTTTGGTGCTGGTGTGATTGCACTTCACGATAAACGGCGACGCACTTTCGATAACAAAGCGCTGTATGCCGCGCGCGATCCGCTTCAGAGTGTTCTCCGCCAGCGGTTTTTTGCGGTCGAAGATGGACAGGGCCGGAACATTCCAGTCGATACATTCCGCAGCGGTACGCCATGGCATCAGCCTGCCACTTTGCACCTCCAGCGACTTAGGATCCCCATGGCTAACAGCAGGCCACTGGATTGGGCAACCATCGCAACGCATAACCATGAAGAAGCGTTTGCGGATCGTCGGCGCGCCGTAATCACACGCGCGTAGTTCGCGATAATCAACATCATATCCGAGCCCATCCACCAGCTTTTGCGCCTGCTCGCTACCTCTTTCGATAGACAGAAACTCACAAACCTCAGCCAGTGCCGGGTGATCAGCAGGAATGCCAGTGGACAGCATGCCGACAAATGCATTGAATGTTTCGCCAGTGCGGGCAGGATCCGGACGCATTTCATCGGCCAGCAGCGGTCCCCACGTTTTGAACTCTTCCACGTTCTCCAGCATCATCACGCGCGGTCGCTTTGCCAGTGCCCAACGCAGAACAATCCAGGCCAGACCGCGTATCTCTTTTTTCACTGGCTTTGCGCCTTTTGCCTTCGAGAAGTGTCGGCAGTCCGGGCTAAACCATGCCAGGCCGACAGGATTACCGCCGGTGGCAGCTACCGGATCCACGTCAAAAACGGATTCACAATAATGCAGTGTGTCCGGGTGGTTCGTCTTGTGCATCGCAATGGCGTTTTCGTCGTGGTTGATCGCAATATCCACGCTGCGCCCGATCGCCAGTTCAATACCCGTTGATGCGCCACCGCCACCAGCAAAGTTATCAACAATAATCTCACGCATGGGTTACCCCCTGCATGCTGCCGACAAGACCACGCGCAATTGTGATGATTTCGCTGGTGGCCGTTCGTTCCAGCCAGAGTTGATTGATGTTGGCTTTCAGCTTGTTCTGCTGTGATTCATCCAGCATGTCAGCGCCGTCTACCTGGTCGAATACAATTCCAACCTCCAGCGGCCAGATACGGGACTCGGGAAGCGGATCCGATACTGGTTTAGCTTTCTCACGGATGTGCATGCGGATCTGGCGAATATTGGACCAACTGGAAACATCCAGGCTTCCCATAGCTGCAATGAAATCAGTACTGTTCATGCCATATTCACCAGATGCTTCGAGGGCAACAGTACGAATACGTTCCGACATATCCAGGCGCGCAGCAGCGTCATCGAATTCAATCGACAACAGCCACTCATCCACACCGAACAAAATACTCTCACGAATAAGCAGCTTCGCTTTGTCGATCGTTAATGGTGATACCTGAGTGAATTCCGGTGCTTCGACAGAATCCGCCGCCCAGGTATGCCCAAACTTCGATTCACTGAATGTGTATTCTTCTTTATCGCCGAACGCAGCTCTAACGCATGCCCACGCCTCGACACCGCTGATATCAAAAATATCTTTCTGGGTAAGTGGCAACTCTGCTTCTGGCTTGTCAGCTACAGATGGTATGGCAGTTGCAGGTTGAGACTTGCTGGCAGCAAATTGCGCCAAAGTCATAAACGCCCGCCCTTTTGCCTCCAGTTCAGTACGGTTGATATAGCTGAACCGCTCACCACGCCATGAGTTATCGAATACAGCTATGGCACCGGCAAAAAACGCGCTGGTGGGCTTCTGTTTTTCGTCAGCAGGTACAAACCACACTGGCAGATCGAACCCAATGCGCCCGCGAATGAATACAATGTGATCGGCATCTTCCGGCCACCACGTTTCACTTGGCGCGGCTTTTATCAGGAATACATAGCGACCGCCCTTCTCGCGCTGGGCTGCTGCGTACTTCATGATGTGCGTCATACCAGTGATCGCCTGTTTCTCGTGGTACTGCGAACGGCTATACGGTGGGTTGCCATAACCTGCACCACCCAGTTCTGCCAGACGTTCAGACCAGTCCTGGGTCAGCGCGTTATCTTCGGCGGTGTACCATGCCGGGCATTTCGCGTTGTCGTCGTCAGCAAACAAGTCCAGAACTAATGGGCCAAATAACGCGTTGATCCCCCAGAAAAGCAGATCAGGTGTCCTCCACTGATCTCCAACTTCTTTCAATTCGTGAGCTGGTTTACTGCGCAGTTCTGCCAGCGCCTGGCAATATTTATTTGGCATCATGAGCGGAACCCCGAATTTTCTGGCAGTGAATAGTCAACATTTTGGAAGTTGGCGCGGCTGGCTGAGTTAGTCGCCCATTTACCGTTAACGCGTTCAGGTCGCCCAGCGGCAGACCATTTGGTCGCGCTTTGCAGGTAACCGGGGAAGTTTTTTGGAATAAACAGAGTTGCCGGGCGGAGGTATTGAGCCTGCTCGCTATCACGCCAATCAGCGTTTTTGTAATCCACCACAAGGCACAGATCATCAACAGTGAACTGTTCCCGCAGACGGGCGCGAATGTTCTCCAGCGACGTGCTGCATACCTGGTAGCGTGAACCAGTTGTCTGGTTCAGGTAAGACAAAACCTGTCTGGCCTGATCAGTAATCACAACCTCAGGGTCGGGTTGCGCCGCAACCGGACAAGAGGGTTTTGAAGTTACTTGTGGATCTTGTTTTGATTTTACTGACGGATCCCCGCCAGATTCTGACGGGTCAAAACCGCCTTTTTTGCCAGATTTCGACGGGTCAGTTTTTGAGGCGTCAAAATTTGATGCGTCAGATTTTGACGTGTCAGAATCTGACAGTTGAGAAAATGCGGCAGCCTGAAGTTTCGCCACATTCAGGCGGTACACGTTCGAAGCATTACGGTTACCATTACGGCGCTGTGTACGCGTGAGCCAGCCATCTTTTTCAAGCTTTGCGATTGCCGTTCTGATAGTGCTCGGCCCTGCGCCAAGCTGGCGAGCAATAGTTTCAATGGACGGCCAGCACACACCCTCATCGCTGCTGAAATCAGCGAGACGGGCCATGATCGCGACACTAGACAACTTCATGCCCGACGCCGCGCAACCATCCCATACGTAGCCGGTTAATTTAGTGCTCATGATCGTCCGTTATCTCCCTGAACTTTTGCCTGAAATGCTCAAGTGGGCTGAAGCATTCGTGTGGATATCCATCACGCAGGTAGATAACGCGCTGTGTTTCTGGCTCCCAGCGGATAACACGAACTGGCACTCCGCGATGATCTTTGAACCTTCGGTTAAGTTCGCGCACAGGCGTTTTGCCCTCCGGTTGTAGACCCCCACAATTGAAACCGCCCTACTGTGGTTACACGGAACCCAGCGGTTTGATAATCTGCGTTCATACCGAAACAACGGAGTACCCGAAACCGGGATCATCCTGAGTTGCGGTAGACGGTTAAAAGCCGTTAAACTGCTCATGCGGATTATTTCTCCATACTCGAAGAGTTGTTCGCCAAGGCGCCCGGAGCTGCACACTCGCGGGCGTCACTCTTTTCAGCGACACAAAAAACTCGATAAAGAAGCGCTACGTGCTCCTGGAACTTCGCGATAACCTGATAGCTGTTTTCCTCAATCTGAGCGCGCTCATCTGCGTCAATCACCCCATCAGCCGTGGCTTTACGTACAAAATTAGAATGACGGCCTATCCATTCGATGGACTCCATCAGGCGCTGGTTGATATCGGCGTTATCCAGATCATCAACATCTGCCAGCGGTACAAATACGCCCTGAGAATGGCGCGCAACGGCATCAGCGATATGAGTTGAACCACCAGCACGTTGTAAAACCATTGCCCAGCCCAGCGGGAAGATCTGATCGCCGTCAACACGAAGGCGGTTAAACAATGCGTTCTCTGTCACACCCAACCATTCCGCCGCCTCGGCATAACCACCAGGTAGATCGGTGATCGTTTTTTTTATCGCGGCCACCAGCCAGGCTGGCTGACGTTCGACTTTCCAAACAGGTTCGTTACCCACGGTTAACCCCTTAATTCTGTGGTTTTAATCACGCAGCCGAGTGGCTACGCTTTTCATAAAGTGATTGGTCAACTTTCAATACACCTTTGGTCAGCGCTTGGATCTCAAAAGCTCGTCCCTTTGGAATAATTTCATCCCATCCCGACACGGACGCATGAGAGATATTCAAAGCCTTAGCGGTTTTCCCTACGCCACCGAAGTAAGAAATAACGTCATTCTTTTTCATTTTTCCCTCTGGAGTTAAGTAATGCAGTGCACTGATAGTAGGATATCTTACATTGATTGGTCAAGCACTCCTACATCAGATAATGGTAGGATTACCTACATGAAAATGAATGATCGAATCCGAAGCAGACGAAAAGAGCTAAAGATGACGCAATCCGTCCTGGCAAAGCTCGTCGGGGTTAATCGCGTCACTATCACCGGTTGGGAATCCGGTGACTACAAACCGGGTGGTGAAAACCTCCAGGCGCTTGCGGCTGCATTAGAAAAGACACCGCAGTGGTTACTGGATGGAAAGGATGATGGAAGTCAGCAGCCACCAACTATGGACCCGGAGCAAAGATTCGGAATTAGGTCAGTTCCCGTTCTCACATGGGTACAGGCCGGGGAATGGACGGCCAATTGCGTAGCGATCACAGAGCGGGACATTCATGACTGGGTCTATACTTCGGCTGCCGTTTCTGAAAGTGCATTTGCACTCATTGTTCGCGGCGACTCGATGACCAACCCTACAGGTGCACCAAGTATTCCCGAAGGTTCTATTGTCGTTGTAGAACCTGATTTTGGTGATGCCAGTCAAGCTAATGGTAAAATTGTTATTGCACAGCTTATGGGCAGTGATGAAGCCACTATTAAAAAGTTCGTCATCGATGGGCCGCTGAAATACCTAGTACCTCTTAACCCCAATTACAGGACTTTAGAAGTCAATGGCAACTGCCGATTGGTAGGATTAGTAAGACAAGTAATAATGGATTTATAAGAAAACCGGGAATACCCGGTTTTTTTTCGCCCCTCAATGTAAGTTATCCAACATTTCCACTTGACCCCAAATAGTAAGTTATCCTACATTAATAACATTAACAGCGAACGGGCAGGACGCCCACGAAGTAGCCGCCGGTGGCGTATGAATAACCGGATGATTCGCTGAGCATGACTAAAAACTGAGGGTTACACGATGAATGCAGCACAACGGCGCAAGGCTTATCGCAAGCACCCCAAGGCTGGGGAAGTGGTGGTTTTACGTGGGGTTCCTCGCACAGTTCTGGGACCGTGCATGTTCAATATCTTTACCGGCGAAGAACGCAGCAAGCCATCAGTGAACCGCGTCAAGGTACAAATGACTGGCGGTTCTACAGCTGCTCCACTGATACGCAATTTGACGTTTTAACAGCAGACAGGTGTCTTCGGGAGGGGTAACAGAGGCGCGGCCTGATTAACCGCAACTCATAGTCAAATTCCTATAGCTGGTGGCGATACCCAAGCCAGGAATACCAAAACCAGCAGGAGTGTTAGGGAACAGGGTCAATCCCCCCCCTTAGCACCCCGCCCGAAGATACCTACCACCGCGCCTGATGTGGTTAAAAGCAGGCCAAAGCAATAACAAGTAACTCCCTGTTCTGGCGGCCCGGTGTTTTCCCGTTTGTCCGGTCACCGCCAGCCTTTTTCAGGGCACAACGACGAGAGCATTGACGAGCAAGGCATAAGTGCTGGTTCGATTCCAGACAGTCCCATTCAGTTGGGAGGGTTGGGCAGGGAAAAGGTTCGTTCGATTCGAACACCGGCAGTGCTCTCTTCGTTGTGGTGAATGCGCAGGCTGATGCGCTAAACCGTGAGGGAGTGTCCCGAAAGGGTGCGTCACTGGTAATCAACCCATGCCGGAATATCGCAGTACCGGCCACCACAACCAAATCACGCTTAGGACCGTGATAACCGTAGTTCCAGTATTGCTGTGAGTAGTCTTGGCGGTACCAGGGTCTTCAACCTTATGCAAGGGGGACGAAGATAATGTTCTACCTCGGTACCGCCCTTTTTACGCAACAGAAAAGGGCATCACCGGGCGACGGGCTCATAACCCAATCCACCCGGGCAAAAAGAAAGCGGTATCTGCAAGCCGCCGACCAATGCAGGTGCCCTTCTCTGTTGTGTATGGAGAAAGTTCGGCGGTGGCAGCCGCCACAACTTCGTGTATGGACTAAAACCTTGTGCAGAGGAAAGTTAAATGAAATTACCTAAGTTCCGTAACGCAATCGTGTACCGCGCCACACTACCTGGCATTGAAGCAATTGAAGGCCATCTTCTCGAACTCCCCTATTCTGAGATAGGTGAGACTGAATTGTCGCGAACATCTTTTGTGCCTAATCCAATCACCGGCGAACTGGTTACCCCTATTACTGGCGGTTACGCCATAGTTGTACGTCGCGATCAGAAAATTATTCCGCAGCATGTGCTTATGAAAGAAGCCACGGCACGTATTCAAAATATTGAGAACATGTCCGGGCATAAATTAAAACGTGCCGAGCGTTTAGCCATTATTGATAGTGTTCTGGCGGAGTTATGCAAAAAAGCATTTGTGAAGTCGACGCTGATCCTGGCGCTGTATAGCACTGATGAAAAATTACTGGTGATTAACACGACCAACAAGCAAATCGCCAGCATGGTGTGCGCAATGCTGATTAAGGTTGTCGGTTCAGTGAAAACAGAAACAATCAACATTAGTGATATCAAGAATGGACTGACTACACGCCTGAAGAACTACATCAATGGTGCAGCCAATGCATTCGAAGGATTCACTGTCGGGAATTATATTCAGCTATCACGCTACGCAGATCAAAAGGAAGTTATTCGCTACTCAGCTGAGCATGAGTCAATTCAAAGCGAACTGGCCGATAGCCTTAGTAGTAGTTTCACTGCTGATAAAATGGAGTTATCCGGTTGCGGTGTGACCTTCATTCTGACCGAAAATTTCCATTTTTCGCGCATCAATACCCAATCTCAGACATTTAATGATGAAGATGACAAAGCATTCCAGTGGCGTCATCAGGCAGGCGCTGACCTTTTCCAATTCAGCAAGGTAGTTAATTTGATGTGTGACCTTCTTTCATACAAAGAAGAACAGCCACAAAAACCAGCAGCATAACAAACCTATCGAAATTACCCCATGGCAATGGGTTGGGTTGCTGTACGCCAAATCTGGCGATATCTGGTTCGGAGGTTAAATGAATCACCTCGAATTTATTGAGAAGAACGTCAGGGAAATCCTTATTAAACAAGGCTTTTCCTCTTCAGTAGCGCAGGGGGGGGCGTGGCAAGCGCTTGATTTATATAAGCGCATGTCACAAGCCAGTAAAAAGGGTGCAATTTTTGATGACGTGATGAGGCATGCGAAAGCATGGGCAGATAAACAGGTTTCGAAAACTGAAGTCACGAAAAGTAAACGCAATCAACCTAAAAACCAAGGTGGCCTGTTTTAAATATTCAGGCCAAGAAATTTGCGCGGTGCAGCGCGCCAATATGGAGAAAACCATGAGCTACATTCAGACATTATCCGGTAAAAAATTTAACTACCTGACCGCCACAATCGACGATATCGATGTTGAGGATATCGCGACTGCTCTTTCCAACATCTGTCGATTCGCTGGGCATCTGCCAGAGTTCTACAGCGTGGCCCAGCACTCTGTGCTTGTAAGCCAGATAGTGCCGCCAGAGTTCGCCTTTGAAGCGCTGATGCACGACGCTGCGGAGGCATATTGCCAGGATATTCCAGCCCCGCTCAAAGCCTTGCTGCCTGACTACCAGCGCATGGAAACTTATATTGATGGTCTTATCCGCTTTAAATTCGGTATCTCGCTTGAACAAGCTGCTGTCGTGAAATATGCCGATCTAACCATGTTAGCTACCGAGCGCCGTGATCTGGAAATCGATGACGGTTCAAAGTGGGAAATTCTCGAAGGTATTCCCTGCTCTGATCTCGTTCAGGTTATCCCTCTCCGTCCTGGTCAAGCCTATGGCCTATTCATGAACCGCTTTAACGAACTGGTGGAGCTGCGCCAATGCGCCGCATGAAGGTAAAAGAACTCGTTGCGGAGGCTTTTGCCTCCGTTGCTGAATTGCCACCAAAGCATGCACCGCTTATGCGCGAAGTCGCCACCAGACTGGAAGCTACGTTCGCAGCATTAAAAGAGTCTCTGGTGCAACTGGAACAGGAACGTAAAGGTAAAACGCCATGACCGTATTTGAATATCTCCAGGCTCATCCGAATACCACCAGCGGTGAAATCGCCAAAGGTATGAACAAAACGACGCCCGCGGTCGCTGGCGCATTATCGCAACTCTATGGCACCGGCCGGATCGTGAAGTCTGGTGTTCGCAAGGGCATTCCAACATACCGTGTTAACGATATGCCGTTTGGGTGCAGTAACAGCCTAACCATGATGTTTAACCAGTTATTGAGCAGAGTCAGAAAAGGAACAGTCCAATGACCGAACTTAACAAACAGGAGCGTGCAGCATGACAGTGCATACAATTAAGCAATGCCGTCCTGACCAGAAAGAAACCGAGTATTTCTGGAAGTTGTTTCATGCGGCACAACGCAATGACGCTCGCTGGCACGGTAGTGAAAGCAGCATTATCGCTGATGAGCTATCCCGAACGGATTTAGATCGTAACCAAAAACTGTTTCTTCTCCGCGCCTGGCAAGTGCTTGTAGACGACAAAGGTGGATTCGGGCGCTTTATTGGTGCCTTTGATACTTACGTCTACAACATGCAGGACCCGGATGATGACTGCGTAGCGTGGAAGCCTGAACTTAGCAAACTGCTGTGTGACGGGCAATTGTTGGACGTGGTTATCGATGCTTATCAGTCTGCTCGGCAGCGCATAGCAGAACTGGAGACGCGGACTATAACCGTGAAGTTTGAGCCAATACCTATGGAAGAACTAGGCAACCGTCGAGACGGTAAAAAGCACCCGTATATGTTTGGGGCTGGCTATAACAGCGCTGTAGTTCACTGTGAAAGCGTATTGCATCAGGCATGTGCCGCCGCTGGCTTTGGCGTGAAGGGTGAGTGAGATGGCAGAAGTAACTCTTCGCAATGCCGACTGTTTCGACGTCTTCCCACAACTTGAAGACGGTACCGTTGATCTGGTTTGCGC